CCGCCTGGAATATCAAACAACGTATTTCTATTTACATTAGGTGTATTCGTCAGAGAATTTTGTAATCCAGTTAATACTTCTTGTTTCGCAACTTGTTTTAAATTCAAATTCTTAAATGTATTATACGTAGTACCTGCTTTTTGTATAGCACCTAGGATGTTGCCATTTGCTAGATCCGTCATCGCACCACCCGCTGCATCAACTAATCCACCTTGACCTAGAATAGTACCATTAGAGCCTGGTTTTGCGATAGGGCTTAAACGCCTATCATAACTATCATTCATTCCAAATCCAGTGACTATGTTGCTAGGAGTTCTTCCATCCATATTACCTGAGTCATATACTACAGTTTCATAATCTATGTCCATGGTATGCTCCATAGTGCCGCTGCCTTCAGCGTAGCTATAGGTATCATGGTTAAATCGTGTAATGATGGGATTGATTAAAGTGTATGCTGAAAATTTATGCTGGTTAAATCCAAACACTGTTATATTTTTAAAAAACGGAACTTTAATAGTATTTGGTCCTGAAGGCAGCTTTGTCTCACCTATATACCCCCAATCATTATTACTAGTAAAATCAGGAGCATACGGAGTTCTGGAATTATAATCAACCACTGTACCTTTAGCAGAAGCAGCACCACCGGGCGCTGGGCCTGCTGCTCCCCGAGCACCTGTAAAACTCACACTAGGTTTGGTACCATCTGCGTAGTAGTAACCGTAATATGCTCTCCACAAATCTCTAATTAGGTTGTTATTATCATCGTGGAATGATATGCTGATTGGTTCATATTTAATCTTGGTCTGAACTATTCTTTTACGATTGTACTGATTTAACTCGTGGGTAGCAAACGAAAAAGAAGGAAGCTTTACTGTTTTAACCAGTAACCCGAAATTAGCACCAGTACCTACATTTTGATTATAGGCTTGGGTGTTGATGTCAAAGAAAGTATGGAATAAAAACTTTAATTTAGGAGAATAGGCGTAACCGTTAGTCCTAAATGTTTTTGCTGCGTGCGTGTAATCCCGTAGGTATTCGCTGCCGAAGAATGCTCCGGCAGCGTCCGTAAGAAGATTTTGTATAAATCCCGCCATATGACGTTAGATATATTAAGTTGCTGCGCCAATACCTGTTGTCGATGCTCCGCTTAGAATACGACCAATAGAAGCACCTACACCAGCAGTTAATGGCGATTGAACTGCATTATCATAACGAATTGTCATTGCAATAGTAACTACCTCATTAGTAGCATAGTTCAATGCATTGTAATTAGCTACTTGTAAGAAACAACCGTATAATTCCCACGTTTCAAGAACTGCTGGTGCTGATGCTCCGTTGCCACCGTCTAATATTTCAACGTTAACTTGAAACTTATAGTCTTGCCCGGTTGCAGCACTAGCTTGTTCTACAAAGTCCAATTGCTTTTGCAATTGTTGACCGACTGCTCTAGACACGCTTCCAGTAGCATCATCTCTGACGTTTACTGTGAACGGTGCCCAAGAATGCTTGCCCGCCAAGTATAGAGTAGAGTTGTATACTGGTATTGTGATTTCGGTGAAAGTTAAGTTAGGACGTGAGCAATCAATAACTTGCTTGGTTAATTGCAATCCATTAACTGCATCAACACCGAAATTCAAAAAGTTAACTCTGAATCTATATTGTAGTTTAGGCATCAACATGCCTTGATTGCCACCAGCATTATCGCTGGCTACAGTCATATTAAACAAACTTTGGCTAGCTGTCGCCATAAATTATTCTCCTTGTGGCACTTTGGCCGTTAAAATTTTCTGAGAGCAAAAATCAACACGCCACCTTGACATATTATTTATCACTCGCAAGTTGCCACATTGTGGACATATTTTCATATTAATACTATTTATCTTTAATGGGTGCCCCTTCCGAGGCACTCATTTTACTTACGCACCTGACAGTTCACCGGTGTTCAATATACGAACTGGGATGTAGATAAATTCAGCTGCCTTAACCGGCTCCACCGCAACGTCGATCCAAAGTTCATTTCTATCGATTCTAGCAGGAGTATTGTTTGACTCATCACACACCACTAGATAATCGTAAATGCCGCGTTTTGCAACCAAGTCAATCATTAACGACTCCATTACGCCTGCAATCTGTTTACGTGTTAATGCATCGTTAGGTTCAAACACAAACGGTCTTGCTGCTAGTGTTAGTTGACGACGCATATAAGCAATAAGTCTTGCAACGTTGGTTCTATCCAATGCGCTAGTCGAATTGAAGCTTGTTTTATTACCATAATTCAACAAGCCATTACCAGTGAAGAACACTAGCGGGTTGATGAAGTTAATGTATAGAACATCACGGATACCGATACGTGTTTTGATAGTCACAAATTCACCAGTGACTCTATTAATATAGCCAATGTTTGCTGCATTATCAATGATACCGCGGCGTGTTCCTGCTGCTGCTAACCAAGGATAAGAAATGGTGTCATTTCTTAAGAATGTACGCAACATCATATGCGATGGGGGAACAGCAACTAAATTACCTGACAAGTCTGATGTGATACCACTTGGATAGAATAGACCCATGTATGTATTTCTAGAAACACAGCCTTCTTCGCCGGTAGATGTAGCACCAACTGCATTAGTTGCCCACGCTTGAATGTCGGTTGCACTATCAGCTAAGCCCATCGGGGTATCGCCTAAGATATATCCTGTTTCGCCACGATCCGAATTCAATACAATCATGTTAGGTTGCATTTCTGGATAGTTAGGGCTAGCCATCAAGTTAAAGAAGTTATCTTCATCCCGAATATCAGTGTTAGTGTCAATCACTGAACGCAATGACTGAACTACCATTGCTCGCTGTGCCTTACGACCCATATAAGGTGCGCCATTCGACTGCAATCCGCTAACAGACAACCAAGTGCTGGTTTCAGTTGGCAATGCCTGTCCTGGGAAGTTAGTGGTATTAAAGTAGTTTGACTTAAACTGTTTAACATTGTAACCAGAACGACGGGTGTTGAATAACAGCATACCTGTAGGATATAGAGAATACGATGGAGCATCGATATCTAGATAATCACTAGTTAGCAAGCTAACTATGGTTGGTATCGGGTCATTTGTAGGACTAGTTGTGTCGTTAGTCGCCCAACGAGCATCTGCAAATACAACACCATTTGGATTAGTTTGATCGGTATTGTCAATCAAAACCCATTTATCTTCACCATCAACTGACTGCCAACGAGAAATTATCGGATAATTTTCTAGATCGGCAGTGCTTATCCAAAGATCACCGTATACAAGGGCTGAACTGTCGCTTTGGGTAACAGGTTCAGATGCGCTTATGATTGGGCCTGCAGGATCAGTAGCATTACTACCAGTTGGTGTCGGGAAGCCGTTGCTATCATAGTTTTGATTTTTATAGCCGGCCCATGCACCATCATAGTTTACCATTATATCAACCTGATCCACAACACTGTAGAACCAATTTGCGTTATTTGCAGGATCAGCTACTGGCTCACCTTCATTTGAAGTGTATGTGAACTCTCTCCAATTACTCAACTGAACTGAGAAAGTTTGCACGGAAACAATGGCCGATGTTACTCCCTGTGTTAGACTAACTACTGCACCGCCTACACCTACTTCTGCAATAATTACAACTACGTTGTTGCTCGGGGTCGTGCCACCGTATGAAGCTCCGGGGAAGGTAACTGTATCGCCGACAGCATATCCAGTGCCATCATTGTCAAATGTAGTCGGATCAACCTGATAATAGCCGTATTCCATAGTGACATTAATGTCCAATCCTGAACCTACTCCCGTAGTAGCCGATTGAACCACTCCATTAAATACGATTGCTGAAGAAGGGCCATACTTACAGCCGTCTGTAGTGCCAACAATAAATCCTGCTGTGGATAGCATTCCATTAGTAACACCTGTTGCGCTGATGTCATTAATAATAATCACCCCACCTTCAGTGTGTGTTAATTGAATTGCACCGTCAGTAGTCACTGCAGCGGTAGTGAAGGGGATTGCAGCGGCAGACCATGCAGTCACAAACCCAGTAGCCGTAGCGTTGTCAGGTATAGTTAGAGGATATGCAGCAGATAGTGTTGAGCTACCAGGCGACGAGACAGTCACTGTTGATTGGTATGCGCCAGCCGAAAACACCGGATTAGCAACTGTGCCTGTAACTACGGTAGGACCAGTAGCAATTCTCTCCCACAGATAGACCGGAGATGGATTAAATTCACCATTAAAGGCATATTGTGCATACACACTACCTGCGGGAATAGCGCCACCGCCGGTCGAGTCAACCATTGAATCAACGGCCCAATCTGAGGGGGCCACTACCACTGTCTTGGGCGTCCAAGCAGCAATTGTTGCATTAAATTCTGAAACAGCTGGTGCTAGACCATTGCCGGATGCGCCAGTCTTAATCCATACCGAACCAGTTGGACGAGGATTTGCTTGACTTGCGCTCCATAATGGTTGCTCGGCTGAGGTACCATATTCCAATTTTGGTTGGTAGTAATCACCGACAAGAACTCCCATGTCATCAAGCACAGTGCCGGTATCGGCTGCGATATTGACAAACTGACTAGAGTCGTCATACCCTTCTATCTGCGTACCAAAGATACACAATTTACCATCTCGTACTGAAGCAGTCAGATATTTCCAGTCTAGCAAGTTGATCTCATTTGATACTGACCCCACACTACCATTTCCGCCGCCATCGTCTGGAACGGTAATTGTTACCGGAACTTCATTGTTGAGAGAAATAATGAATGTATCTCCTGCGTTCAACGTGGGCAAAGACTCAGTGCCCTGTACGGTCGGCCAATCTGCTTTCCATGCGGCGACACCAACCGCAATCCATGCGTTTGCAGTTGTTTTGTAGAAATATGTTCTTGATGAGGATGCTGTGGGAGCAGCAGTTATTTCTAATGCATTTACTGCATAGTCACCAATGTTACCAATACTTGCTAATGGAAACCCAGCTGACAATTGTGCGGTATCAGTAATAACTATTGGAACTTGTCTAACAAACTGACCTGTTGTAGCATTGAATTGATAAATGCCCCACTCAGTGGTAGAAGTATCTAACCAATATGTACCGGTAGCTGGATTTCCAGTTGGACGACCTGCCTGACCTACAAGACTTGCTAAATCAATATCTGCACGAAGAACATAACAACGATTAGTAACGCCAAGAACTGAATAAGCTGCCAATAGCCCATATTCATTAAGCTCATATCCTTGGATAGGTGTTCCGTTAGTTGTTGTGTAGAAAAACGGATTGCCATATAAACTGACAAGATCACGTTGACTAGTAACTTGGAATAGTTTGCCCGCATTAGCTGCCGTTGTAGCCGGGGCCACTCCGGTACCAGTCGGATCAGCTTTGTTTTGTGCTGTAGCCAACACAATAAGTGGGACAGAATTAGTTGGGGCTGGAAGATACTGACTCTGATCGATAATAGTAACTTCTACGCCTGGTGAGGTTAATGCCATTTTATTTTCCTTTAGTAAGATTATGAGGTTTACAACCTAAATGCATAGTAGTATTTAGCATTTACTATGAAAAAAGACGCCGTAACGGTGCCTTCGAAGGTTGGAATAAAATAAATACATCTATGAGGCCCATATGTAACTATTGTAACAAGAACGTTTGTGCAATAAACTACATCCGTACAGGTATCACTCACTATCGTAGTAGATGTGATGAATGTGGCAGGAAGAGGAATAACCTGAAGCCTCGTGTCGCAAACTGGACCAAGAGTGGCTATAAGAAAAAAGCCACGTGTGACATATGTGGCTTTAGGAGTTTATTTACAACACAAACTACTGTCTACCATATTGATGGCAACTTAGAAAATATTGCTCTTACAAATCTAAGAACAGTTTGCTTGTGTTGTGTCGAGGTGGTGAAACGAAAGGAAGTTACTTGGAAACGAGGGGATTTACAAGTTGACTAGTGACTTTATCTGAGAATGTAGCTGGTCCATGGTACCATTATTATCAATATAATGGTCATACTCTAGCCCCACACTACTGTATTCACTAGCGTGGACCCCAATGCTATCCAAGACAGATTTAGCCCGCATCCATTCTTCGCTATTTGTGGGGGCAGTATTGTACTTAACCGCACTAGTATGCCAGCCAGGTCTATCACCTCTTTCGACCCTAAGTGTGATGCCGCCTACCTTTTTAATAACATTTATTTCATTTGCAAATCTGCAATCAGTGATTACAATGTTATCGGATGTTTGACGGATCTTATTCTCTACACTTGCTACCCAAATATCAGGGTGAAATCCATCACGACATACTTCTGTGCCCCAATATTGTAGAACCCAACGAGGGGTAATGTCTATCCCCAATCGTTCACTCCACCAAATATCTTTTTGTTCTCGCCACGCTCTACTTGCTTTTGTGGAACCTTCTAAGTATTCTCTATTCCAACCAAATACTGCGGCTACTGCATCTTTGAGTGATGCTGCAAAACTTACTCGCTTAAATCCGTGATAGATAGTCAGATAGTCTGCAATGGTGTCCTTACCCGATCCTATCAACCCAGTTACACCCACAATGGTCATAAAAAAACTCCTATCGTATATTATACTATAGGAGTTTGTAAAAGTAAAGAGTTTTAGGTTAACCTTGGATCCATGTCAGGGGCTGTGAAAAATCCACATATCGTTTTAGTTCGTCAATAAGTTGTTCCTGCAAAGCCTTAGATTCAGCTTTCATAGCAGCACCATTCAATGATGTACCACCAGATGGTCCGGCTATTGTCGCGAATTTTTCGCG